ATGCCTTCTGGGAACGAAAAGAAATTCCCGAAGACGTGGCGTATTGGTTCCGAATATCACGAGGTAGGCGTTGAACTGCTTGGCCTCGACATGGAGACCAAGGAAGTAACGATCACACTGGATGATCGTCCGTTGGTGTCCCATTTTGAGCTTGATGATGTAGATTTGGCAATGTCCCATTTTGAAGTTCGCAGTCAAATTGCGAAAGAATCAGGAATGGAACTTGCGCGTAACTTCGATAAACAGTCTGCAATTCTTTTGTTGGGTGCGGCCAGAACCGCTGCTTCGGGATCTTTCCCCGGCGGTACTAACTCGGTAGATCGAAATACTACAGGGTTTGGTGATTTGCAAACTATCGGCCGAGCCGGTGCAGTCGCAACTCTTAATGCTATTGAGAATTGGCTTATCTATAGAGAAGATAATGATATTCCTAATGAGGAAGGTAATCTTTTCTGTGCGGTTTATCCGGGGATGTGGTATGCCTTGAAGAATCTTGGTATGCCTCAAACTTCCACTGAAGTAAGTAACGGATTGACTCCGGTATTTCAACATCCTGATTTCAATCCTCGGTCCAATACGATTGACCAAGGTGGGCCGATCAATGCACCTCTGTTGTATAATGGTGTTCAGATTTTCCGAACAAGTAATCTTCCCGGCTCTGTAACCAACAATACTATTGTTGGAAGCAATATTACTACTGGTCCGACTCGGTACCAAGGTAATTTCACAACCACTGCTGGGGTATGCTGGTCTCCGGAGGCTATTGGTCGTCTTATTCTTATGGGAATTAAGACGGAAACTGAACGATCGGTTCGTAGAGGTTCCGATTTTACTGTAACTAAGATGCTTACCGGCGGCGGAACGCTGCGTCCGGAAGTTGCTTATGAACTTAAGACTGCGTAAGGAGACAATAGATTATGCCGTTTTCAGGTTTTGATACTGAGGGATATAAAAATCCTTTTTCTGAGGTGGATATTGGGGATAAAGTGGTTAGGGTCGAAGCACAAGTAACAACGATTACTTTGGCTGATCAAGAAGTTTATGTATTGGGTGATCCTGCAAAGCCGGGTACTTATTATGTACAGTTTGATCAGTTTCTTGGTATCTTTGGACATGATGGTGAATCGACAATTTTGCTTAATTTTGGGGATGCTGCTCACTTTGATATAGCCGTTGGTGTTGATGCTAATATTGTTCTGCGAGTTACTGGGACTGCACTAGAGCTAGTTAATGATCTAGGTGGCGGTGTCGCTAAAGAAATTCGCATCTGGCGTCTCTAATACTACCATGATGTGATGAGCCTGTGTGGCTCATCGGTTCCTTTCGGGCCGTCTTTGGGAAACTAAAGGCGGCCTTTTATGCGTAAGAAGACAACTGTAATTCGGCGTAAACCCAAGCACCGTTTTGGGCAGTGGAAGATACCCAGAGGGGTAACTGTTACAACGTTTGCGGCATCGTCCCTGAGCGATGGGCAAGAGAGACAGTACGGAGATTCTTGGGCTTATCCCAACCGTCTATTGGCGGGAGAAGAAGATACGAGAAATAAACAATGATCTATAGTCGTTTGGAAGCTGTCAATCAAATGCTAATGGCAGCCGGAGATTTTCCAGTAAACTCTTTGGCTTCTGATGGGGTGAATGAAACAACCATTGCCGAGACCATTCTTGAAGATTCAAGTATTCGTGCACAGTTGACGGGACTTCATTCCAACACAAGAATTTCAACTTATGTTCCGGACGATAAGGGACGAATTATTCTTCCTAGCAATCTTCTAGCGGTGGACTCAGAGGGTACTAGTTTAGGTCGTGATGTTACTGTAGTAAGAGATGGTTCGACTATTATTCTATATGATCTTGACAAGCAAACTTCCGTATTCACGGACAGTATCAAACTGAAACTTGTTCTAAAGTTGGAGTTTGAAGATTTGCCGTCGGCCATTCAGGCACAAGTTATTGACAGCGCTGCAAGAGAATATCAAATTAGGACCCTCGGAGACCCCGCAAGAGACCGTGCTTTGTCAGAGAATTCTTTTCTCTCCAGAGCAAGAGGACGTGCAGCAGACATGCGGCAGAAGGATGCTAATATATTCCGAAGCCAATCTTTGACTGCTAAGCAAGCCCACAGAAGGGACCAAAGGTATCTCTGGTAATGCCCTTTACTCCTATTGTACTTCCTCCGCCGTTCGGCGGGGTATCTCGTCAAGCGGGATCTTCTAGGTTTGCGCATCAGGTCGAAGAAGCAGATAACTGTTTATTGACGATTACTCGTGGTGCTGAAAAGCGGGCTGGCTCTTGGTTTATACCCGCCAGCGGTACAGTAGAAGGTGACTTGGATGTTGCGTTTCCGATTAAAGATCATTTCATCCATTTCATTGAGAGAGATATTGATGAACGTTTTATTCTTCTTATTGATCCGACTAATACAGCCGATCCTGTAGAAGTTTATGATTTGAATGGAACAAAGCAGACAGTAATTTATTCTGATCCTCTTATTATATCTTATTTGACTTCTGGTATTACCAATCCTAAAACAGAATTAAGAGCGTTGACTGTTACTGATGCGACTTTTATTTTAAATAGAACAAAAGTTACAGCCCTAAAGGGAGCCAAGATTCAGTATCAAAACACGGGAGCCGGAGATTTCGTTCATAATAAATCGAACACTAGAAACGTAAAAATTTGGGAAAATATTACCCAGCCGGCTACCAATGCTGATGTAACATCAGATCCTTTTGTTCCTACGGATAGTGTCCTCGGTTTTCATTGGTATCTTCGAGAGGATTCTCCGGGACATTTTTCTGGTTTCTATCGTGCAATATCGAGCCAAGATGCTCCTTGGTATGAAAGAGTCAGAACAGAGGCGGCCAACTCTGAAATTGATGAAAGAACCATGCCTATTCGCATGGACTTTGATGGTGTCTCTACCTTTACACTTTCGTTTCCTGATTGGGTTCCTCGTCTGTCGGGAGACCCGGAAACAAATCCCGGACCGTCTTTCATTGGGAAAACCATTAGTGATATAACGTTCTTTGAAAACAGATTATGGTTTGCTTCCGAAGAAAATGTTGTGTCTTCTCAAAGTGGAGATTTTTTCAATCTATGGATTGAAACAGTAGCAGCTTTGGGTGATTCGGATCCGGTCGATGTTCAGACGTCTACGCATGCTGTAACTGATATTGATTATCTTATTGCCTTTGAAGATGATCTTATTGTAATGACCAAGGGAGCCAGACAGTTTAGATTATTCGGAGATCAAAGAAATGTAACGCCATTGAATGCAAGCTTCAGGGTTACATCTCGATACCGATCTAATTCAGATGTTTCTCCGGTTACCTTGGGAAATCAATTGTATTTTGCTTCGGATAAGAATAGCTTTGCACAGATATATGAATACTTTTTCTCTATTGATGTGGATACTAATGTTGCGCTCGATGTAACTTTGCATGCAGATACATATATTCCTAATACAGTAGAACAGTTGTCGGTTTCCGAGAACAATGATTTTCTTTTCCTTCATGCTAAAACAAACCCTAACATTTTATATTCTTATAAAGTTTTCTGGGCCGGAAATGAGAAGAAGCAAGAGGCGTGGTCTCGTTGGATATTCGATCCGGGCAATGAAATTATCGGTCATCATGTGTTTGATAACGATATTTATATAGTCTTTCGTCGAAACAGTAAAATATGGCTGGAAAAAATATCCATTATTCAACCCACTCCTGATACCCGCAACGGCAAGACAATGCCCTATGCGCTCCAGATGGATCGTCAATATTATCTGTCAGGTGTATATGATCAACCAACCGACAGCACACTGTGGACTCTCCCTTTTAATGATCCTTCTATGGATGAGATTGTTTTAGGTCCTGAATGGGACGTTGAGAACAGAGTAGCGTCTCGTTTGGATCCTTCTAATGATTCATCCGGAGCCACAACTATACTATCCGTGTCGGGAAATTGGTCGCAGCATCCTGTCTATGCAGGTCGTTCCTATGAGATGAACATAGAACTTAGTCAGATTTTCTTCCGAGATAACAATGGGCAAATAGTCGACAGCACTTTGCAGCTTAATCGCTTATTGGTTCGTCACAGGAATACCGGCTACTATGAAGTTCATGTGACCCCAACGGGTCGAGAGACTCAGGTCTTTGTCTTCACTGCGAAACGATTAGGCGGCTTGGGGATGATACTAGGACAGGCTCCATTGGAGATACGAGATCGTCCCTTTGTGGCTCCTATTCAGACCCGTGCGGCTGGGACTGTTATTGAATTGAAGAATGATACTCCTGTCCCTACGAATATTGTAGGATTAACTTATCGGGCGACCATAATTCCTAATCGGTCGTCGCCAGCAGATTGAGGTATTAAATGGCAATTACTCCGTTAGCTTTGGCCTTCGCTGCTGCTGGGGCTGGCCTTACGGTTACCGCAGCAATTCAGAAAAATGAGGCCGTTAAATCCAGTTTCGCTGCTCAGCAACAGCAGATAAAAAA